ATTCACAACAGCAACCTGCTAAACAGAAGGAGGTAGCAAATGAATAAAAATACCGAAGTACCTGTAGATTCTACCCAAATGGATGACTCTTCTACTAAGGTTGATAGTCAAACTGAAGAGGCTTTGCTGGCTGACATCATAGCGAACTCTGAGTTCGTAGATTCTCTACCCAATGAGCAAGTACCCCAGTTAGACGCGGATGAAACTGATTATGAAGACCCAGAAGAATCAGAAGAAGCCGATAATGAAGATGAAGAAGAAGAGATTGAAGAAGAAGCTGAAGAAGACACAGACGAAGAAGATGCCGATGAAGAATCCGCTACCGATGAACCTGATGTGTTTGCTACAGATGACTTGGATCTAGAAGCTAAAGTTGTAGTCAAAATTGATGGCAAACATACTGAAGTTTCTTTTGGTGACCTTATTAAAGGTTACTCTACTGAACAACATCTGTCTAAAAAGGGTCGTGAACTTGGTGACGCAAGAAAACAGTTAGAAGAAGAATACAAGGAAAAGGTTGGAGAAATCCAAAACCTATCTAAAGCATCTGCTACTATACTGTACTCAAATGAACAGGCTCTTTCAAAAGAGTATCATTATATTGAAAGTCAAATTGAAAAGGCTCGACAAGAAGGTGATACTTATGAAGTCAATGAACTCAAAGACAAACGAGAACAAGCACAAAAAAACTATTGGGCAGCACGTAATCAACGTGAGGCTCTAGTTCAAAATCTTCAAAAAGCAGAAGAACAACAAAATCAAAAAGAATGGGATGAACAACTTCAATACTTTAATCAAACTATTCCTGATTTAATTTCTGATTTTAATGAAGAAACAGCTGTGGCTATTAGAGAGTTTGCAATAGGGGAAGGTATTCCTACAGAAATACTAGATTCAATTGCAGATCCTATTATTGTAAAGTTTGTTGATGATTATCGTAGACTTAAACAAGGCATCAATAAAGGTGCTGTAAAACGAAAGAATACACCTGCCAAAAAAGCCCCCCTAAAGAAAGCTAAAACAACATCTAAGAAAAAACAAGATGCAGCTTCTAGAATAAAAGAAAGGGCTATGGATCCAAACGCTTCAAATGAAGATCAAATGGAATTTTTAAGAGGACTTGCTGAACGCTCATTAAACTTATAATACCTTGGAGGTATATTAAATATGTCTAATAATCTTGGTGTTCGCGGAACCGGAGGCCCACAGGGTCCAGTTCGTGGAACTAATAAAGATGTTTCCCAACGGGAAGATCTAGCAAACTTCATCACAATGATTACTCGTGATGAAACCCCTTTTACTTCTTCTATTGGCAAAGCAAAAGCAACGGCTATCTACCATGAGTGGCAAACAGATCAGCTTGAGGCCCCAGGTAACTCACGTGTTGGTGAAGGTACAGACTGGATTGCTCCAACTGCTGATGGTTCTGGCGGTACAGGTGCAACACCTGCCACTGGTAATAAATTTGCTGTATCAGGTCCTTTTCGTACACGTTTGGGTAACTATACTCAAATTAACGGTAAAACAATTGCTGTGTCAGGCACACGCCGCGCAGTCGATCAAGCTGGTGTTGCAGACGAATATGCATACCAGCTAAAAAAGCGTGGAACTGAACTTCGCCGTGATGTAGAATTTGATTTGATTCATTCATACAATACTGCAAATGCTATCGGTGTTCAAGACTCTTCTGCACGTTCTGCTGGTGGATATCAGTCATTTATTAACTCAGCAGCTACTTGTAACTATGTAGGTGAGTGGGAAGCCCCTTCAGCTTCTACTACTAATGCTGGTACTGATGCACAAGGCACAGATACTGTACGTGGATCAATTAACGGTGGTACTACTGCCCCAACACGTGGAACTCTTGCACTGACAGACATCGATGCTGTTATGCAGAAAATTTATGAGCAAGGTGGTAAGGCAACTAAAGTTATGTTGTCACCAAAACTACGCCGTGACTTCTCAGACCTAATGGTTTCAGATACTGGTGTTGTTCGTAACATTGACGCAGGTGGAAAACTACGTCAGTCAGTAGACGTATACATGTCAGATTTTGGAGACCTTATGGTAGTTCCTAACTACATCATGGGTCTTTCTAATCTTGCTTCTACTATTAAAGGTGATGATGGCGCTGTCTTTACTGGTGCAGGTATCCCTGATATGGCTGATTATGCTGCATTGATCTATGATCCAATGTGGTTTGCAACAGCTTATCTACGTCCAATGCAGGAAGTAGATGTAGGCCAGCAAGGTGACTCAACCAAAGGTATGATGGTTGAAGAGTGCACTTTGGAAGTACGCAACCCACTTGGTTGTGGTGCTGTCTACGGTCTTAACTAGGCTATTTTAGGGGAGGCTTTCGGGCTTCCCCTTTCTTTTTATAGGAGGAAAATATGCCAAAAGTTGGTGATAAAGAATTTAACTATACAAAAAACGGTATGGAAGCTGCTAAAAAATATGCTAACAAAACCGGAAAAGATATTGAATATAAAGCAATGGGCGGTAATGTATCTAGTTATTACAATAAAGGTGGAAAAGTTGCTGGATGTGGACCAGCTATGAATAACCGCACTACGATTGTTTAAGAGGGTAAAATGCAAAACAGATTATCACCAGAGTTTTTTCAAAGAATGGGACAACAACAAAAAATGGCTCAAATGATGGGTGGGCGCGGCAATCCTAGAAGGCGTATTTTAAGCCCAGCGATTAATACACGCCAACAGCCCATGCAACCAGGCCGACCTCTTTTTAATCAAGGTAAGGTTAATGATGATTTTTCAGTGACCATAACTAATCCAGATCCAAGAGGTCCATACAGAACACGAAACCAATCCATAGCCCCTAAGTTTAGAAGGCCTACACAAGGTGGAAAATAATTTTAAAGGAGATAAGTAAATGCTAGTTATTAAACTTGCTAATGGGAATACTTACCCAGCGGACAGATGCGTTTGGCGTGTCGATGAAACAACAAATAAAATCACACACTTTACACCTAATGCTGCAGTTGTAGCTGTAGGGGATGCTCCAACAGTAGTTGGCGCAACAGGAGCACGACTAGGGTACATTAAAGCAGGACGCTTTGCACCATATACACAAACACCATAAGGAGACAAGAGGACATGTCTAAGGAAACTGACTTTAAATTTCATAGTTCAACTGTGGGATTAGATAAAGGTATTAATGCTGGTTTTGATTTAGAATCAGGTGACTGGCAAGCAACTCAAAATATAACTCAATATAAAGAAAATGCAAAATTAGATAGAGATAAAGAATCTTATTTTGGAAAATCTAAAAGTGGGTATAGAAAATTAGCTACTATCCCTGATATTGTAGCTATAAAAATATTACAAGATCATAATTTAGATTTACATGATTCGTCATTTATGCATGATCCTAATAATATGAAAAAATTAAAAACTATTTTAATGAGTGAATACCGTGATCTAATAGTCAATACTTAATTAGGAGGCCCACTATGGCATTAACTTATACGCAATTAGTGGCACTTGTTCGAACATGGTGTAATAGGGATGAAGAAGTTGTAAGTGATGACATTATAAAAGATTCTTTAAAATATGCTGCAGATAAAGCATACAGGACTTTACGAGTTCCACCATTAGAGAATGTTGCTATATATGAAAAAGATTTACTTACAGCAGCCACAACCCCTGCTAACAGTATTCTAGGAAGTACTACTGAAATTCAATTACCGTTTGACTTAATAGAGTTTATACAAATTAGAGAATTAGACTCTTCTGGTTTAACAACACGTGTATTTAATGAAAAGTTAGATATAAGAACATTTAATGATACACTATCAGAAAACTATACAAATTTAAACTATTGGTCGAGACAACAAAATGTTGTTTATTTAGCACCTGGGTTTGGAAATAGCAGGTTTGGTAACCAAGCAAACTCAATTGAGCTATATTATTATAGACGATTACCTGCTCTAAATGCAAGATACGCTGTTACTGTTTTAAACTATGTTGCAGGGTTTCTTACAACCACGGGTGCTGGTGAGGGAATAAACAATTCAGCTTTGTTATACTTTAACAGTTTAACCGGAACAACTGCGTATGCTACACAAGCAGAAGCACAGGCGGCTAATGTTTTAGGAACAGTAACTTCTGTTTATTACCAAGGTACAGAAACACCAAATTGGTTAAGAGATCAAAATGAAAGGATTCTTTTGTTTGGTGCACTTGCAGAAATATTCGCATATGTACAAGAAGATCAACAGGCGGCTAAATACAGCCAAGCGTTTCTATCAGAAATTGCAGAAATAAATGATGAAGATAATAAACGTAATGCATCAGGTGGTAACCTGCAAATAAACTTTAATGGGAGAGGGTTAATATAATGACTACACCAGCAAGACCTGGATCCTTCACAGGAGCCACCGATAATTCCTCAAGTGGGGGTTTATTTTCAGATTCACTAGTAGATGGTATTCCTAATATTGTAGGCGCAGACGTTGCAGCGGCACAAGCTTCAGCAACAGCGGCAGCATCAAGCGCGGCTTCAGCAGAAACAAGTGCAACAGCCGCAGCTGGATCAGCAGTTACTGCAACCGATGCTAGTACAACGGCTACTGATGCTGCTTCTACTGCAAGTACAGACGCAGAAACAGCGACCACAAAAGCAGGAGAAGCAGCTGCTTCAGCCACAACTGCAACAACTAAAGCCGGAGAAGCCTCAGCAGATGCCACTGCCGCAAATGAATCAGCTAGTGATGCAGCAGGATCTGAAACAGCAGCAGCAGCTTCACAAACAGCTGCAAGCACTAGTGCAGGTAACGCATTGACTTCTGCGACTGCTGCTAATACGGCAAAGCTTGCCGCCGAAGCTGCCTTAGCATTATTCACAGATGCTTATATTGGTGCATACGCAAATGATGCCGCCGCAGATACAGCTGCAGGAGCAGCTTTAACTGAAGGTGATTTATATTTTAATACTGTAACGGATCAAATGAAAGTTTGTAGTGCCGTAAATGCAGGAACCGGAACATGGTTAACCTTAACACCAACAGCTGCTAACCAAGCAAATATTAATATAGTAGCTGGTATTGAAACTCAAGTTAGTGAAGTGGCTGCAATTGATACAGAGGTTGTGGCAGTGGCTGCAATTGATACAGAAATTAGTGAAGTGGCTGCAATTGATACAGAGGTTGTGGCAGTGGCTGGCGATGCTGTTGATATTGGCACAGTAGCTACAAACCTTACAGGATCAGATACAATTGGTGCCGTAGCTAGTCAAATTACACCAACAAATAATATTCAAACAGTAGCTACAGCAGCCCCTAATATTGGTACCGTAGCAACAGATCTTACTGGGTCAAATACAATTGGTACTGTAGCAGCAGATCTTTCTGGATCAAATACAATTGGTACTGTAGCAACAGATATAGCTGACGTTAATGCGGTAGGTGCGGATCTTACAGGATCAGATACGATTGGTACTGTAGCAGCAGATCTTTTAAGTACTAATACAATCGGTACTGTAGCAACCAATCTTACAGGC